CCACGTCTTTCTTGGTCGAGTCACGCACTTGAGAATCATGGCGTAGGAAAAGTTTGTCCAAAAGAGCCAGTGTCGGTTTAAGCAGATAGCCGTGCACAGGACGTCCATCCAAATCCATGGAGTACGTACTCAATGTGTTACGGCAAAAATGCAGACGACGGTAATCGGTTGCGAGATCAAACTTAAGCAAGAGACCAAGCCGACGCCCGGCTAAGTCCATCGCTGCTTTGACCTCCTCCGGTGGTCTCCGAGAAAACACACCGCCAAGACCGAAAATCCCGTCGTCACCTTCACTGATCCCTGTGTTCCACATCGCCATCGGTTCAAAGGCTTTCAAGAAATTCGTGAGTTGTCCAGAATCGCGCTCATTTCCCCGCTCTAGGGTATAAGCAGCAATTGCCATGGCGGAAGTTACGGCTATTTGACCGAAACTCCCATTGCCAACAGACGTCGGACCCTCTCCCGAATTACGACACATATGGTTGATAAAAGCATAATACTTGCTTTTAATCAACGAAAAGTTCGTCCCCAAATGGGTGAAAACCTCTTCCGCCAATGGTTCCAACCAATGCCCTTGGAACACATACTTGAACCTTTCCATCTCTGCGTCCCTGTAAATGCCTTTCACATTCTGCTCCATCGTCGTGAAGTCAGTTTCGCCGAAGAGTGCAAAATCAGTCAAAACATCAACCATCAGACGCCGTTTCCCATCATCATCCAAATGTTTCACCCAAGCACGAGGATAAGCTTGAACAAAAGCTTCTTCCAAGCGCTTCGTGAGCAAAGCCAGGACAAACCGGAAAACTACGTCAGGACAGACAATGTGACGAACTGCCTTGATCTTATCAGGACCATACTCTTCGACTTTTGGGAAAGTCGACAAACGGAAACGCGAGATGAGTGCAGAAAAATTGCGAGTACGAATGCAGTTTTCGATGAGAGGCACTGACTCAAGCACCTCCCTTTTCTGAATCTGCGTATACTCGGGGTGGAGTCTCAGATACTCTACCGCGTCATTCTTCAACGACGTCGGAAGTTCCGAGCACCTCCTCACCCGAGACATGTACATCGCCTCGACTCGCTGGAAAACGCCTTTCGCAAAAGAATCCGGTTCAGGCAAGTGAGAACCAAGACGAGAATAAAATCCCGTCTCAAGATTCCTCAAACTCGTCCTATCCGGAAAACACGGCACTCTCCCAACCAAGTCGATCAGAGTTTTTCTGTACTCCCACGCTTTACACAG